TGGCGGCTCTGACCAGCGGCGGCCTATGGGCACTGGTGGGCAGACGGGCGGCCAGAAACGATGCAGAGCGCAAAATGCTGGTGGGGCTGGCCCATGATCGCATCATCCATCTGGGCATGACCTATATCCAGCGCGGCGAGGTCACACAGGACGAGTATGAGAACCTCAACGATTACCTGTATGCGCCGTATGAAAAAATGGGCGGCAACGGCAGCGCCAAGCGCGTGATGGAAGAGGTGCGCCGCCTGCCCATCCGAAAATAACAGACAGGGCAAAAGCCCGGAAAGGACAAAACATGAAACTGAATGACAGAATTTATGATGTGCTGAAATGGGTAGTCATGATCGTGCTGCCCGCCGTGGCGGCGCTGTACGCCGCTCTGGCCCCCGTCTGGGGTTGGCCCCGGCCCGATGACGTGGTGCTGACGCTAAACGCCGTGACGGCCTTTGCAGGCGCAATTCTGGGTATTTCCACGGCGCAGTACAACAAGACCAAGGTAAATGGGGGCGACAGAAATGCCTAACATCTTTCTCAGCCCCGAGGATCGGGCCAGTAACGTCTATGCCAGCGAAGCGCTGTGGAACGGTCGCACCACCAACGAGAAGGAACAGATGGGGCGGTGTGCGGACTATCTGGAAATCGCGCTCAAGCGCTGCGGCTTCGAGGTGATCAACGCGCAGTACGGCAACATGTACGACCGTGTCAGCGCGTCCAACAAGTGGCCTGCCGATCTCCACATCGCCCTCCACACCAACGGTTTTAACGGCAAGGTGGCGGGGACGCGGGTGCACTGTTACCCCAGCGAAAAAAGCCGCGCCATTGGCAGGCTGATTCAGAATCGCATCGCCCCCATGTCGCCGGGCACCTCCGAGCGGCTGATCGAGGACACGCGCCTCTACGAGCTGCGGGTGCCCACCATGCCTGCGGTGCTGCCGGAGTTCGCCTTCCACGATAACCCGGAGGAAGCCCAGTGGCTGATCGACAACATGGAGGTCATTGCGGAAGAAACCTGCAAGGCGGTGTGCGCGTTCTTCGATGTGCCCTACATCGCGCCGGACAAGCAGATCGACCTTGAGCCGGAGCCGGTGCCCGATTCGGGCACGATCTACCGGGTGCAGGTGG